ATGGATTAGTTGGGTCGACACTCCAGAGACTACAATGTTAGAGATGGATGTCAAAGATAAGTTTGTTTTTGTTGGTTTTACTGCCAAAGGTATCATGCCACAGGTAGCAACACCGGTTGGACTACTAGAACCACACAAAATACAGGCAGCATTAGCAGAAAGTATCCTCCTAGAGACCCCTAATGTCCCGGAGTACCGATTATTAGCGGAGTTCAGCCTACTCGTATTCTTCGGGCTTCTTATTTCGCTTCTAACGCATTCTTTAGGAATTACGAAGGGCATAGTAGCGGCTGGGTTTACGTTTTTCTCAGTCGGGTCTTTAGGATGGTATTTTATTAGTAAAAATTTACTGATTGATGTAACTTGGACACTGATTTCCATGTTTATTTTGTCAGCTTTGCAGTTCTATTTAAACTTCAGAACTCAATTTAAGTTACGACAACAGATTAAAAAACAATTTGAACATTATCTTGACCCAAGACAGGTGAAAAGATTACAAGATAATCCAGAACTTTTAAAACTTGGTGGTGAAAATAGAACATGTACTATTCTCTTTACAGATGTCAGAGGCTTTACTAGTTTGTCAGAACGATTAGAACCTGAAGAGGTTGCTAAGATTATGAACCAAGCTTTAACGATTCAAGAAAACGCAGTCAAGGCTAACGATGGGATGGTAGATAAATATATTGGTGATGCTATGATGGCTATCTTCAATGCTCCGATGGATGTTGATGAACAAGAAGACAAAGCTATAAGAACAGCGATTCAAATAGCACACGAGATAAAAGCAGCAGAACTAGGTATTGCTGTTGGAATTGGAATAAATTCAGGCAAATGCGTTGTAGGTAATATGGGTTCTTCATCTCGGTTTGATTACACAGCAATCGGTGATGCAGTAAATCTAGCAGCACGATTGGAAAGTTCAACCAAAGAGGTTGGTCAAGATATAGTGATTGGTGAGGAGACAAAGAAGGGTTCCTCCTTCGACCTCATACCTTTAGAAAGTATTCTGGTAAAGGGTAAAGAAAAACCCGTCAATATCTATACGGTTAATATTTCAAAGCATTAACTTCTTTTTCTAGATACTTGTGTAGTGGTTCAAGTTTGGTTTTACCATTTCTGATTAATGAACAAATGACTTCTCTTTCACTAGGTGGAAATACTTTCATCACTTCTTCTTCTGGTAACATACTTAATTCAGTCACTACTTTGTTGTCTCTAGTCAATAAAACTTTGAAGCTAATTAGATTCGCTTCCTTCTGACTCATTAATATTCTCCAAGCTACTAAATGTAACTTTATCCTGTCTTCCTCTTAGCCCTGCTTTCATGTATGAAGTTGCTCTCCCTTCAAAGAAGTTTTGATGTTCAACTCCCATAACCTCATCAAGCCATGGTAGAGGATTCTCTTTTTGTTGATAGTTAGTTTTAAGACCTAACTGCAAAAGTCTTCTATCTGCAATGTAACGATTGTACTTGTACATATCTTCTTTAGTTAGTCCTTGGATGTTACCCATCTCAAATACTAAATCTAAGAACTTATCTTCAAGCTCAACCATTTGTCTACAGATATCGTATATTTCTTTTTTAAATTCATCAGTCCAGATTTCTATGTTCTCCTGAACAAACTGTCTGAATAATTTAGTCATGGCTTCCACATGCATAGACTCATCTCTAATACTATAAGTAACTATCTGTCCCATACCTTTCATCTTACCGAACCTTGGAAAGTTTAATAGGATGGCAAAGCTTGAGAACAGTTGTAGTCCTTCAGTAAAGGCTGAGTAGACTGCTAATGTTTTAGCTATACTTCTTTTATCTTGTCTTGTTGTTTTAATATCATTAATGTATTCATGTTTGTCTGACATCTCTTCATACTCAGCAAAAGCTTTGTATTCAATGTCGGGCATTCCTACGGTATCTAGCAGTAAACTGTAGGCATGTTGATGAATTGATTCCATATTAGCAAATGAACCCATCATCATTCTAGCTTCTGGTTTTCTAAATATTCTCATGTATCTATCAATGTAACCAGCACCAACATCAACATCTGATTGCGTAAATAATCTAAAGATTTGTGTTAGTAAATTCTTTTCAACTTGTGTTAGGTCTTGCCAGTCTTTAACATCTGTATGTAGGGGTACAGATTCAGGCATCCAATGCATCTGGTTTTGTAAGACATAGTAGTCAAACATCCAAGCATCATCAAACGGTTTGTAATATTCTCTACTCCCCAATAAACTCATAATCTAGCTCCCTTAATATTTTAATGTACTCAACTGCTTCTGCATATTCTTTAAATAACTTATCAATAGTTTCAACCATATCAGGATGGTCAGCTACTGCGACTGGATTACTAAGATACAAACCTAAGTTAGTCTTAGCTACTACTAGTTGTGCTTGGTATTTTTGTTCCAAGGCTTTGAATAATTCTTTATTCATCTTCTATCTCCTTTGCTCCCTTTCTCATCTCTTCCCAGAGAGTCATAGGGACTTTTATATTCTTATTAAAAAAACTTAAGTAGGCGAACTTTCTTTTTTCGACTACTCTTACTACTTTATATCCTGACTTGACATACGGATGTTCATAGCCAGAAAAATAAACTTGATACTTCTTACCTTCTTTTGGTTTCTTACTTTCAAACTTTGTCATCTTCCCTGTCCTCTGTATTTCTTCCAACTTCTTTTCATGTTCTTATTCATCGTAGCTTTAGCTAGATTTCTACGACCCTGAGAAGTCTTCTTACCCCTTACTCCTGTAACCGGAACATGGCCTTTACTAAATTGATTCTTAGACTTCTTAGGCATCGTCTTTAATCTTAATATCTGCTTCAGTCATAATAACTACCCTAGCTCCACAAGGCAAGATAGGTTTCTCATTACCCCCATACATAACTGTTGATGGTCCTAGTATGTCAACAGCATGACAGTATGTATTGGTTCTACCTTCCTTAATAGTAATGACAGGCTCGTTAGTGCCATGCTTTTTATTAGCTCTAATCTTGTGTTGGTTCACATGAATATACTTTTTGGCCATTATCCCTCACAAGCTATACAACCCTCATCAAGTTTGATACGAGGTATTTTTACATTAACATTCTCTGCATTCCTTGCAGCATTTGACCTAAAGTAATACAAGGATTTTAGTTTATTAGCACCATACCAATGGACATCATTGACATACTGCATGTATTCATCATGGACTGCTTGAGGCTCGGTAGCTTTTGGTAACACAAAAAATAAATTTACTGATTGAGATTGACAAATAAAATCTTGTCTCTTGTAAGCATGTTCAACAATCCAGATTTGATTTATCTCATTAGCTGTTTTAAATATTTCTTTCTCATCATCAGTAAGAATATCTAGATGTTGTATTGACCCATCATGTCCGGCTATGTCCTTCCAAAGTTCAGTAAGCTTCTTACCTTTAACTCCTTTAGACCTGAGAAGCTTTTCTAAGTATTTGTTCTTTACTTGGTAGCTACCCGAAAGAGTTTTGTGTGTATAAACATTAGCACGATATGGCTCAATCGAAGGAGATGTCCCACCACAAATAATACTAGAAGAGGCATTAGGAGCAACAGCGAGAAGATGAGCATTCCTACGAGAAAGACCAGAGACATCAGGTGCTTCTCCCCTTGCATCAGCAAGTCTTTCAGTAGCCTCCACAGCTTTTGTTTTGATATGTTTAAATGCTTTATGATTGAAGCCAGAAGCGAAGATACTTTCAAAAGGTATTTGTTTAGATTGAAGGTAAGCATGGAACCCCATTGCTCCCAAACCGATTGACCTTTCTCGATAAGCTGAGTAAGCTGCTCTTGCAAAGCCTTCTTTCCCTTGCTTAAGATGTTTTGTAAATCTTTTAAAGTTGGCATGATATTCTCCTAATTGTGTGGTATCAACAGCATTATCTATAAAGTGCTGAAGTACATTATCTAACATTGTAACTAAGTCATCAATAAAGTTTTTATCTTTTGACCACTTATCAAAATGTTCTAAGTTTACAGAAGACAAACAACAAACAGCTGTGCGTTCTTCGTTAGTAGGTAAAGTAATCTCAGAACATAAGTTGCTCTGTTTGATTTCTAAACCTAAGTCTTTTTGTTTTTGTGGTAAAGCTTCATTACAAGTATCTATATTGACAATGTAAGGCTCACCAGTTTCTGCTCGAGCATTGAGGATTTGCCACCACAACTCTCTAGCATTGACAATCTTCATAGGCTCATTAGTCTTAGGGTCTATCAATCGCCAGTCAGCATCCTCAGCAACTGCTTTGAGGAAGTCATTATTTATGTTGACTCCATTGTGGAGGTTCAAACATTTTCTATTAATATCACCACCAGATTCTTTTCTCATGTTAATGAACTCTTCAATCTCTGGATGCCAAACATTCATGTAAGCTGCATAACTACCACGTCTGGTTACACCTTGATTGAAGGCTAACATCTGTGAGTCTACGACATGCATAAAGGGGATTGAACCAGTAGACTTACTACCGTGAGCAGTAGAAACACCGTTACTGCGAACATCTCCCCAGTATCCACCAATGCCTCCACCCGAACTTGCAAGCCAAATGTTTTCATCATAATGAGATGAGAGACCAGTTCGACTATCAGGTACATAATTGAGGAAGCAACTAATAGGTAGCCCACGTTTGGTTCCCCCGTTACTAAGTATAGGAGTGCTAAACATGAACCAATGTAAGGAACTGTATTTGTAAAGTCTTGAAGGTGGCTCCGAAGACGGAGGCTCTTGCGAATGCTTCTTGTGCATGTGTTTCTTCTCCAGTAAAATATCTGTCTCTTAAAGTGTCGAGACTAAACTTATCTAAAAGTTTTTCATTGTCATAATTAATCTTAATACCTAAGTATTCCTTTGGGCCAACTTTATCTTCCATTATTCTCCTCTATGTATAAAGCTATGATGGCATAGTGTACTATCTTCATCAGCTCTTTTTTCTTTTCATCCTTCTTACCACATCTCATAGCATACTTCATAATGTTACCAATACTAAAACTCTCACCATGACCAGCATCAATAATCATATCTGTTGCTTGATACTTACCATTGGCATAGTGCTGATTATAAGTAGAATCAATGTAGCTTTTGATGTCTTTTAAAATCTTGTCTTCGTTGAATTTATATTTCATTGTACACTCCTACCATATCTATTTTCTACTTCAAGTAAAAGAACATTAGATAAATTAATTAAAGTATCGTCATCAAAATTATCTATTGATTCATTTGGTTCTTGTAGTATCTGACCCATTTGAATAATTGCTTTTTCTAGTTCTGTCTTCATGCCATTATATCTTCTAAAGTAATATCAGGATTATTCTTTACTTGTTTATAAAACCATCGCAATGAATAAGCACTCAACATCATTCTGTTATTAGCATAGATGTGAGTTTGCTCTGGTAAAAAGTCCTGTAAGTTCTTTAGTGTTATCTTAGTTGCATCCTCTCCTTCTGGAACCATGGTCTGCAACCATTCAATAAGCAATAGCTCACTCTGTCTTCTTAATCTTTTAGCTTTAGTACCTCTCATAATACCTCCTCTACATTAGGTTCTTTTACTACTTTAGTAAAATAGACAGGCCCTTTAGCATAATTAAAGACACGAAGACCCTCTCCATTATTGGAGTTAGTTCGGCATTTAAATTTATAAGGACAGAAAGTACACTCTCGAGGTAACTTCATGTTGCCAGATTTACCTTCCGGTACTTCATCAAAGCAATAATCAGGTGGAGAATCCGACTTGATTATTTTTTTTACTCTATCTATTTTAGAAGTTATATTGGGTTTGTCAAGGTCTTGGGGTTTAAAGAGGGCTAATTCTCCTGTTTCTTTGTTGAAAGCAAGGAAGCCTCCCTCAGATGTCTTCTCAGCATGTTCATAACCGGCAAGCTGAGCCATGTAGCCAAAGGTATCTTGCTCTGCTAGTGTGCCTTCTTTAAACTTTCTGAAAGCATAACCAGAAGCAGTCTTGATATCTATTACTTCCCCGTCAATCTTACAGTCCATGTGGCCTTTGATGCCCTTGACTGAGACTTGTTTCTGTTCAGCAGTTACTTTGTGACCTGCTAATTTAACAAAGAAGATTAGCAAGACTTCTAGGATGTGACCATACAAGAACTTAATTAAAGTAGTTGGATGTAATTCAGAGTCAGCATCTTTGTCTTCATGCATATCAAACCACAACTGTCTTTCAGGCTTACCAATGTTAGACATGCGTAAAGTCTGTGTGGTTGCTTTGTTTCTTTGTACAGGAGTAGCCCATTCAGAGACAGCAGAAGCTATGTCAACTCCTAGTTCTTCTAATAATTTGTTTGGGATTTTGATTTGTTTACCATCAGAAAGAACTCCGATAGTATCATAGATATCATCTACTAGTGTGTCTAATGTTTTATTTTTCTTGCTCATCTTCTAGCTCCTTAAAAGCTTTTATTACATCAGATGAGAACAACTTTTGTAGATTGACTAGATACATTCTACTTGCATTATGGTCGCCACCTGATACGGTTTTAAATGTATCTAATTCTTTGACTATAGTTTTTAGTACCTCAGTATGGAACACTAAAGTACAGTACTCTTTGTCGCCTACACAAAGATGATGAAACCAATAGTCTGATTCCGTTGCTTCAATGCCAGAGGGTTTACCGTAACTTTGATATTCAATGGCTATGTTACCAGTCTTCATCCACATACCTCGTTCAGACTTGACTTCAATCTTTTTGTTACAGAGCATCTCTGCAACTTTGTCTTCTCTTATGGTTCCAAACTCTAAGTCTATATCAAACTTCTTTCGGTTTTCTTTAGTGGGTTTCACTCCAGTTACCTCCGACTTTAAATTCACCATCGAGAGGACAACGCATCTTGTAGTATTCTCCGGCATCTCGAATACTTCGGACAGCTAATTGTCCCACCCGATTTGCTTGACATTCTCTGGCTTCTATCTGCCATTCATCGTGAATGTTAGCAACGAACTTAAAATCAATAGTACAGGTTTTAAGCCTATCATGCAATATGTTTAAGGCTTTTTTCATTACTATTGCACCTCCACCTTGCAGTAGAGTATTAAGGGCTGCATGTTGATGTCTTAAGAATATCTTACGACCATCTAGCCCTTTGAGGAATCCTTTTTGAGCTGCTCTTTCAACTCTAGTCTTAAGAGATTTAAGTGCTGGTAAACTAGTAAGAAACTGTTCTCGCAACCTCTTACCATCTGCTCTATTTCCGTTAATGATGCTTCCAATTTTCTCATCTCCTGCTCCGTATATAAGTGCATAGATGAATGTCTTAGCCTCATCTCTTGATTTAAGGCCAGCAAACTGTTGATTAGTTGTGTGAATGTCTCCGTTGATAATTTCATTGATGTACTCCTCATCTGACATGTAGTGGGCTAACATTCTAAGTTCTAAACCTGAAGCATCTATGCCCACTAATTTATAGCCTTCAGGTACAGTCCAACAAGACCTACACTCTTTACCATAAGGGCTATAGACTGCAGGTACTTGAGCCATGTTTGGATTTCTATGTGCCATACGACCAGTGATAGCACCGGTTGACATGACAGCACCATGAACACGATTGTCATCTTTCAAGGCATCAATCCAAGACTCAATTTGTCCGACTCGTTTTTGTATAAGTAGATACTCAGCAATCAGCTGAGCTTCTTTGATGTGTGAAATTTTACTGAGTGTACCTTCATCCACAATCGGTTGACCAGTTGGTGTGAATCTTTTAGGTTCCCAACCAAAGTCTACAAGGTACTCTCCTATTTGCTGACGAGAGCCAAGATTAAATTCCCGTAGCTCTTTTCGCATGAAAGGTGTAGTGTCGTTTGTTTCTACTCGTTCCTGATACTCAACGGAGGTAAGTCCAGATTTAGACAAAGTACCATCTTTTTTTAACTTAGGTGTTACCTCTTTGATAGGTATCCACTTAGGTTTAAAAGTAGCATGAACTTCATCTTCAACTTCTTTCTTGCGTTTGTTCAAAGAACTAAGTAAATCTATAGCTCTCCTCTCGTCAAACAAAAAACCATTTAGTTCTTGTTCTATTAAAATCTTAGTTGTAACATGTTCTAATTCGACTGAATCTTTTGAGAAACCAACACTATCTTTCCTTAGTTTGTCTAAAACTTTCTTGTTTAATCTAACATCTTGAATACAATAATCCATCATCTCTTTACTGTATTCTGTGAAGACTGGTTGGTCTGACTTAGGGCAGTTGAGTTTCCATCCCCACTTTTCAAGACTATGACCACCCTCTCTAGTAGGATGAAGCAATCTTGAAAGGGTCAAGGTGTCGATGATTGTCGCATGTGAATGTAAATCCACATTCTTAATCCTCTTAATAGCAGGAATATCAAAACCTATGATGTTATGCCCAACTAAAACATCAGCAGATTTTAAAAACTCAATGCCCTCGTCAATCTGAGAGGGGTCGAAGGTATGGACTGTGTCAGTTTCATCGATAGCTACGATGCACCAAATCTGAGAAGCCGAAGGCAGAGAGATATTATCTCCTTCTTTGTTCTTAAATTCAGTTGGCCACAATAGCCCATCTGTTTCTATGTCAAAAACTAGTTCCATTAAAATGCAATCTGTGTTTGAGTTTCAGATACTTCAAACTCTGTATCAAAACTCTCTGACAATCTTCCTGTTTCTTTGTCATACATTAAGGCAGTTGCCATACCTACATCCCCAGTATATCTAGACTTAAGTATTCTTAGTCTAGTTGTCCTTGCCTCATCGGCATCATCGGACTGTTGGTTTCTCTCTAATGCTATCACACAATCGCTGAGTTGTCCAATACTATTAGACCCTCTTAAGTGAGATAAAGATACTTCAATACCATTCTCATGGCCTTTGTTACCATCAACTCTTCTAAGGTGTGACACTAGAATTAAACCGGCACCAGTCTCTTCGACTAAGCTTCTGAGTCTTGTCATAATATTATCAATGGCTCTGCGTTCATCGCCTTCACCTAAAGCACTAACAAGCATGTGGAGGTGGTCAACCACAACCCACTTACAATCGCACCCTACGATTAAGTATCTCAGCTTAGCAAAGATATCATCAATCTCATTCGTACCGAAGTGAGCATGAATGAATACTCTATCATCCTCAAAGACTTTGTCGAACATATCCATAAGAGTTGACTCATCAAACTTATCTCGTTCTTGGTCAACATAAAGTCTTGCATTGGCTTCAATACTTAAGATACCATCGACTGTTCTTCGCCAGTCTTCTTCCAAGGCTATGATGCCAACATTATCTTCTGTTTGTTTGACTAACCAATGTTCTAATTCTCTTGTGATACTAGACTTACCAAGACCTGTACCACCTGTCAATGTAACTAACTCACCTTGTCGCATACCATACAGCTTCTTGTTGAGACCTTCCCAAGGATAAGGAATACTTTCCTTCTTAGGTCTGTCTAAGAATTGATTCTTCTTCTCGGATACTCTGATGATACCACTAGGGGTAAAGAGTTTGGCATCCCACCAAGCCGAAGTAAACTCTTTGTATTTGCCTTTGATAAGCATATCATTAGCATCTTTGTAACCATTTGGTAGAGTAACTATCTTAGCTTTGCCGGGCTTGAGTAGAGTTGCAACTTTCTTAGCAGCTTCAATACCTTGTTTGTCCTTATCAAAACAAATGACAATGTTATCAAAGCTTTCAATGTACTCTAAATTATCTTTAATATCTTTGACTGCACCGGCTGCACCTCTGATGATAGAAACGACAGCCCATTTGCTACCAAGTAACTCATAGGCTGCCATCGCATCGCACTCTCCCTCAGTAATAGTCAAATACTTCCCACCTTCCTTGAAGAGTTGTTGTCCAAAGAGACCGACTCCCTGTGGACTGACATCGTAACTGAACTTCTTGTCTCTGACATATCTTATCTTGTTTGAAGTTAGTTCATTGTTAATGTACAAGGGATAGACATGTTGAGCTATCGCACCTGAACCATCGTAGACTGTTTTGACTCCGTACTTCTCAGCAGTTTCTCTGGAAATACTTCGGTCTGTTAGTTTAGCAAAGACACCACCATGAGCATTGACTTCTCTGATAGTCTCGTTTGTTTGTGTTGGTGTGACAGCTTGACCATCAACACCTTTGGGAAAGAACTTGTCACAACTAAAACATTTAGCTGACCCGTTCTCATTAACTGATAGGGCATCACTACTACCACATGCCGGACATGGTAAGTGAAGTTTTGTAAATTTTAAATCTTTATCCATCTTGACCTCTTAAATAAAACAGGGCATCCGAAGACACCCTGCAACTTTATTAACGATATATATTTATAGTGTTAAGAATCTTCTGAATCTTCGACAGACTCATCAGCATTCTCTTCCACTTGCGACTCAGGACAGCCTTTTAAAAGCTCTTCTAAGTTTGCTCTGTGTGTACGACTAGCGAAATCCAAAGCTTCGATAACAACAGAAAGATTACCAACCTTATTCACCATAACATTGGCTTCGTTTCTTTTCTGTTCATCACCAATAGCATTGACATCATAGTTGGTGACTTCACCTTCGTCATTTCTGATACTAATAATCATTAGAACTCTTCTCCTCCTTCGATGGCATCAAACTCTGAACCATCACTAGATTTATATTGAACTAAGTCAATAACTTGCATAGCTTGGAAATCCAAACCTTTAAAGTTTCCGTACTTGTTAGATGTTTCCCACTCGCTGTATTGGACTTTTACTTTAGACCCATTACCAACAAGCTCATCTATTGGATTCTTATTTGCATCCAAGAGTTTAGGTGCTTGACGAACCATACCATTTGGCCCATTCACCTTTCTCTTGAAAGTTATTGCTCTTCCGATGACCTCGTCACCATTGGATATCTCTTTTACCTTATATCCTTTAGCTTCAAAGTCATTGGCGACATCGTCACTCACGACTAAGTCAACTGTATAAACAGGTTCAAACTTAGTATTAGGAGTGGTTACACTAGCCCAGTAGGCTATTCCTTCTTGTATTGCCATAATTAACTCCGTTTGTTTGGCATAATTGCATATAATATTATAGACCCTGACACAACTATGTCAAGGACTTGTGTTCAATCTTCCTCATCAAATGATAGAGGGAGACTGACTTCTCATTTAATAATGTTACTTTGTATCTGTCGTGTATTCTTTCGACTTCATAAGTCCAAGATAAACGACCTTGATTTTTCATAACATAATTATCAAATGTTCTAAAAGAATCTTCATTTAAAATAATTGATTGTTTCATACTACTCCTAGTTGCCACCACTCTGGTTTGTCTCTACCTTTCTCCCACTTAGCATAATGCTTTTCATGGATACAATAGTTTCTGTATGACTCAATCGGGTCATCAGATTTGTATTGGTCTGGCATAGCCAAACGGATTGGTGTTTGTTCTACTTGTGGTATGTTCATTGGTGGCCGTGCTAAAGGCTCAGCAAGTTTAGTATATGAACTATGGTCTCGACCATACCTATATTTATACTCTTCATTGAGAGCATAGAAGTGAGCATAAAGCCAAGCATAGTTAGCAATAGATTCTCGAACCCAAATAGTACATGGATGATTTTTATAAGCTGTCTTATAAAGACCTGTCAATTCAGCATACTCATCGCCATCTAAAACACGATGTGCTGTGCATAGCATTTGTGCAGTTTCTAGTGGCATCTTGACAAGCATCTTATCTGGTTGAGCCTTAGCTGAGAGCTTAGGACAATCATAAAAATAAAAGATATTCATCGGTTACTTCTCCTGTAATGTATGTATTCCTTGACCAAGAAGTCTTTGTTTTCCTTGACATATTCATTATAAGTCTTTTGACTGTCGAGTTCATTGAACACAACTTTGTTACTACAATACTCATCGTAGTATCTCATAAAGAACATATCAATTCTTCTGGTCTTCATCTTTCCCAACATTTATAGCCAGTACAGTTCTTGACATAGTCATCGCAGTACTCGCACACTTCTTCCTCTTTCTCTGGTTTACTCTCAGACATCTCATCAAGTATATCAGCATATAGTTTTAAAAATAAATCCATCACTTCCTCCTTTTGATTTTTTCATCGACCATCTTGGTTGATTCCCAGACTAGCAAAGCTAGAATAAAGAACAACAAAAGACCGAGTAGAAAATTAATTAGTTCTGCCATTATAAATCCCTGTAAATAAATTTATCTTCCAAGTAAGTTCGAGACTGCATCATATTTTTTAGAAGTTCTCGATAGTCATCTTCTTGCATGTGATAAAAAATTTGATAGATGTCATGGTCACCTATCATATACTCTAATACAATCGTTAAAGCATGTAGTAGCTTTCTTTCTTTTTCCATTGAGTCATTCATTAGTATCTACTTTCCTCCAGATAATCATTTAGTTTTCTAACTATTTTGACTAATACCTCTTTGAGTTCTTCTACATCTTTTGCTTGTTTAATATTTCTAACAAAGTTAGGATTCTCATACTCGGTATCTTCGTCTTCCCATTCCCTAGAAAGTTCAACATACAAATCGCTTAGTATTGTAACCTTAACAAATCTCATTAGTTCTTGTGTATTTATCATGCGACCTCCTCGTCTACTCTAATAACTTCTTCGTTCTCATAGTTCTCAGTTAGTAAATCATCTTCAAACCAATCACCCTGACTAAACAGTTCTTCAGCTTCTTCCTTAGAACTAGCTAAGATACGGACACATTGTGTATAGTCACATGATGCTGTGACTTGATAGTATTTTTTATCTGTCATACTTCCTCCATAAAACTTTGGCTTGACTGTGAGTATTAAGGTTACTCGTTACCTCGCACTGAAACCTATCAGCACTTATATCAAGATATTGTGAGGATAATTCCTTCTTCTGTAGCCAAGCCAAACTCATTAGATATTCTGGTGAATTAAATCATCGAGTTCTGTTTTAATACTTGTGATATAGTCAAGGTCAATCGCCATACTAGCTATGTAACCCCAACTAATCTCATCATCTGGTAGTTCTAGTTCCCTGTCGATATTGTACTTGTGTGTCTCAGCAAGTTTATCTTCAAGGTTTCGTAACGCACCACTTTGCAGTTTGATTAAGTTAGTTATGATTTCTGCTTTAGTCATTTAGTTTCTCCTCAAGAGCTGTTATTCTATCCAAGATAGATAAGGTATCGAGCTTGTCGTTTAAAGCATTTAGTCTTTCTTGACAATTAACGATACGATTATCAAAGCCAGATGATTCCTCACCCAACATCTCAATCTTATCTTTCATCTCTTCAAAGTCGTAGTTGTAAAGTCTGTCGTCAACTTCACTATCAACTTGTTGTTCAACTTGTCGTTCCATATCGTAACTCAAGTCATCCATCAGCTCGCCTTTGAGGCTACTCTCCAG